ATATGATGCAACATTAGAATTATTTTTGTCGCCACATCGGAAGGTGTTTCTGCTTGAAAAACATCAAGGCTTGCGCAGGCTGTTGGTGATAATCACAGGCACAAATAACTGACTGAAACAAATTAATGATCATTGTTTTTTTGTGGATAAGATGTGTCGTCAAAAATAGTTTTAATGATGTAAGCCAAATGATTATGAACGCGGAGGTTTAGCGGCGGGTTGGGCTGATATTTAGCCTTCACTTGTGCATCGATTGGTTCGATTCCAATCCATTTTCACCAAATTCGCGTAATTAGCTCAGATGGTAGAGTGCTATCCTTCCAAGTTAGTGGTCATCGGTTCGAATCCGATATTACGCTCCAAATATATGACTGTGTTCTAATGGTAAGATGCGGGTCTCCAAAACCTTGCGATGAGGGTTCAAATCCTTCCAGTTATGCCAAATATTAACCCTCTATATGAGGGTTTTTTGCTAATACTTGCTTGACAACTAAACACAGCATATAATCAACTAGAACTTAACACATAACGGACGGGGTCCATAATGTCAGATGATACAACTATCGACGGGGTCGATAAAACAACAGATGCACCTAAAACTTATACTCAAGCAGAAGTCGATGAAATGACTAATGGTTTGAAAGAGTCGCGTGATACTTTGCTAAAGGAAAAGAAGCAAGTTTCATTGGCGGCTAAAGAAGCAGAAGCAGCTCGAGTTCTGGCAGAGCAAGAAAACGCCAAGAAGTCAGGTGAGCTAGACAAGTTTGAGGCGTCGTTGCGTGGCGAGTTTGACAAAGAGCGTGGCGGATTAACATCTAAGCTTGAGGCGTTAACTAATCGGGTAGTTGGCGAAAGTAAGAAAGCGGTGTTATCTTCATTTTCATCTGACTTTATCGCTACCGAATCAATCGACTTAATCGGTCAATTGGTTAAAACTGAGTTTGATGGCGAAAACGTTAAAACTCAATACACAGACTTTTCCGGCAATGTTATTACGACTGACGCTGCCGAATTTAAAAAATGGATGGGAAATCATCCTGCAATATCGCATCTAATGAAAGCAGATGCGGCTAACGGTGGCGGTGCCCCTGGTAGCAAGCAAGTAAGTGGCGGGGCCATGAACGGTAGAAATGAAGCGGCTGAAACCGCTAAATCCAAAGGTGATGCCATCGGCACGCTAAATGAACGCTTAAAAGGACAATTTAAACTATGACCGAAATCGTATCAGGTAGCTTAGCTGCCGCACTAAATGCAAAAATCATTCAGGAGCAATTTGATATTGTTCGCCCAGACATTAACGGTCTATTAGCTTTAGCCACATTTGGCGAGCCAGTGCGACCAGAAGCAGGTGATAAAATCACTTGGTTGGACATGTCTGTTGCTGCTGACACATTAACAACTAACGGCGCATTCTTGGCCGCTGCAACCACTATCACTGTCACAGATGGCTCTCGCGCTCGTAAAGGCATGTTGCTGTATGTTGGCGGTGAATACATTGTTGTTACTGCTGTATCTGGTAATGATTTAACTGTATTACGTGGTCAAGGTGGCTCGGTTGCTGCTGATATCGCTGATGCAACTGTGATCAGTGTTGAATCTGTAGCGCGTGAAGAAAACTCAACAACTGAAACTGATGGAATTTATCAACCTACTGATGTTGAAAACTTATTCCAAACTATGGATACGGCAATCGAAATGTCACGTCGTGCTATGGCGACATTGCAGTTCGGTAACACTAACGATCTTTCATTCCAAGTTAACGAGCGCATTCGTCAACTTGCGATTCAAATGAACAAGACGTTAATTCGTGGCCGTAAAATGTCGCTAACTATCGCAGGTAAGAAAACCACTTACACTGGCGGTCTTGGTTACTACTTAGATCAAGCAGGTGCGTTATCTGTTGACCATCTTGGTGCAGCGTTAACACTTGAAGCAATCAACGTGCTACAGGCCAATATCGTTGCTCGTGGCGGTAAGGTTGACTCACTGGTAGTTGGTATTAATCAGGCTCGCAAGCTACAAGCTTTGGTTAATGCTAAATATGGGTCGCAGCGTTTAGGCGACTTTGTAAGCGACCAAGGCGGTTTAGTTCGCTTACCTTCTGACTTGCCACAAATCGGCGGTGCGTCAACAATCGTTATTGATACAAACTTAGGCGATGATGAATTGCTATTAGTTGACTCAATGCGCTTGAAGATTGTCCCAATGGCTAACGGTAACGCGATGGACGGCGGAGCATGGCGCACACTTGATGCAACACTTCCAGGTCAAGATGGCCAGAAAGCACGCATTATTGGTGACTTCGCGATGGAAATTCGCGATAGTAAAACCCACTTTGCCCGCCTAACTAACATTGCGGTTTAATGTAGCAACCGTTAAGAACGTGATAATCGATGGTAAGGTTGTCATGTTCGAGGTTGGCATTCTCGACACTACTGATGAGGCGCACATCAAGGCGCTAAGCAACTGCAAAAACGTATCTGAAATTAAAGATGCAGGCAAGAAATCTAAACCCACTTCATAGTGGGTTTTTTCTTAATTGTTGTGTTATTATTATGCAATAAACCGCAATGGAGATTTACAATGTCACGATACACAGCATTAAAAGAGTTTGCTTTCGGTAGCTTGATTGAAAGCCGATCAGTAATACCAGATTCAGGAACAAGCTTAGCCGTTGAATTTTGGTCTGGTGCTGAATGGATTGCCGATTCAGCATCACCAACAACAGTGCCAACAACTATTTTTACACGCAATATGCGAGTAAGATTAACACCTAGCGCTGGCGGATTCTTTATCGATGAAAGTGATTCAATATGAGCTTAATCAATAACAGCATGCTTGTGAAGTCGCTATCAAGAACATCGCTTATGCCTAGCAATATCCTTCTAGGTCAGTTTGCATGGCGCTCGCAATTCACTTGGAGTTAAGTTATGAGTAACGTAGTCAAATTTAAAATAAATGGATTATCTAGCGCACTAAGCAATGTTTATACTCGCGTCACTGATTTGTCGAGAGTTGAGCTATTCGAAGGTGAAACTCTAGTAAGTGATTCTCTTGGCAATGTTGAGCTAGATATCGGCACTGCTGGATCAGATGGTCAGGGTGTTATTGTGTACGGTGATAATTTCTCGATTGGAAATGAGGCTACATTTAAGTCATTCAGTGGATATAGTGTTGTTGAGATTCTTTACAATAAAATCACACTATCTGTTGGTCAGTCATTATCTATAGGTACGCTAAACGAACTGTACAACCCCAAGCCGACTCAACCGGAGCTTAGCAATAACTTCAATACTTTTAACGGAACTGGCTCAACTGGATATGAAAACACACTAGTTACTGATGCTGTGACTAGCAACTTAGTGCAGTATGAAGAAAGCGGTGTGAGTGGGTACTACACTCCATTTACAGGATTCTTTAAAAAACTAAATCCTAGCGGTACAAATTTACTTTGTAATGCTGGAATTGGTGGCGCCCTGCTGCAAAACCTCGACCTTGGCGGTAATACAAACGCTTATGTAAACGTGCAGAAATACCTAGAAAGAGCAATATTAATAGACCCTAACTCTAAGGTCGAAACGATATCATTAATACATGGTAACGCTAACTATCAAGACTCTACAACCGAGTATTACAATCGTTTGGTCACATTCAAAGATAACCACTTGGCTGCTGTTGCCGCTGCGTCTCCAGCATCTAGCCCTGATTTTGTGATGTATCAAGTTGGGTCTGGTATAGCTTTGCGCTCTGTTATGGATGCACAGCACAAATATTATTTAGCTGGTGAAGCTATGATGACTAGTGGGACATCGTGGCTTGGTCGTCAACACCCAAATGAGGGACCAAATAACGCCCCGTCAGTGGAGCGATTGCATCTTAGCGTTAGCGGGTATAGGTATCTAGGGGATATGATGGCAAGGGCTAAGCTTGGTGTATCACCTGTCGCGCCTAGAGTGTATGAGTGGGATGGAAGCAGAACAATTAAGATTACAGTTGATAGTAATGGTGGGGACTCACTTGTCATTGATACATCACAGGCTGGTATTCCTGAGTTTGCTGGATATGGCATTGATGTAGAGAAAACCACAAGGGAGCTTATAACGCCTATTTCTGTTTCGGTTTCAGGAAATCAAATCATAGCCGTGTTTGGTGAGGATATTTTAGCTAACTATCGAATTAGAAGTGGGTTTACCGCAACTGACATTACCAATGACAACGACAATCCGACAGATCCAACTTCTAACTTTATGACAGGAACTAACATTAGGCGCTCTAATTCAATACCGATGAATTTTGGACTGCCTAATTATTATGATTGGTTGATGAATAGTCGACATATACTCACGCCGAATGATGGGAATATGCCTGCTTATACTTACGGGGGAGAAAACTGGATGGCTGACACTGAGCAGTTTACAGACGGGTTTGGGTCTAGGTTTGTTTTCAGTGATGGCAACATGACTATAACAAAAGATGGTATTGATAACACGATACCAACAACGTCGTATATAACAGGTTCTAGCAATGAGAAAGTTGCATTTGCCATCAAAGCAGGTAAAAGTTATTTACTAACTGGATTTGCAAGTATTCAGAATGCGGGTGACGAAATAAGGCTGGAGGTTGGTGGGGTGAGCCATAGATTGCGCAATCAATTCTCTGGAAATTTTAGTCAAATTATAACTGCAATTACAGATTACTCAATCTCACTTAGGATTGTTAACACAGCTATTGTTGGCGAAATTTCAAACATATCAGTAAGAGAAATATTGTAATATTAAACGCCGCCTAGCAAGCGGCTAAATCAAAGGAATAATCATGGCTCTAATCGTGGAAAATGGCACAGGTTTAGCTAATGCTGATGCGTATATCTCATTAGTTGATGCTCGTATTTATGCCGCCGCATATGGCTACACCCTACCAGTTGACGATACATTGGCTGAGGTAGCTATTCGACAAGGTACGCAATACATCGACATGCAAGAGTCATGTTTCGGTGGCGCTCGCTTAGTTCAAGATCAATCACTTTCATGGCCGCGATTAGGCGCTGTTAACGCTTACGGATTCGATATTGCTAGTGATAGCATTCCGTTACAGCTTGGATATGCCTCAGTAGCTGCTGCTGCTGAATTTGGAGCAGGTACAGATGTTCGCGCTACTGATGACGGTAAGTCAATTGCAAGCGAAGAAGTGACGGGAGCTGTAGCAGTATCATACTTTAATAATGGCAAAACAGGCGGCACAGTAACAATCACCAAGGCGCTTGATGCATTAAAGTCGCTACTGGTTACGTGTGCTAATAATGGCTTCGAGTTTAGAGTGGGGCGCGGATAATGGCATTAACTAAAGCTGGCATATTTGCACTAATCGATGGAAAAATTCCAGACAACAAAACTGGAGAGGTATCACCTTCCGATGTTCGTGAGGTTGCTACTCAAAACGCAGACTCAGCATTAAACGTGCTTGAGACTGCTACGCAAACAGTTGTTGGTAACACTGACTTTACCGGTGGCTTAAAGAAAGTTGGTTTACCTGTATTAACTGGTGTGCGTGAAGTTGACATTTTACGCGCATCATCTACCGCGGCAACGCAACAACCATCCGTACTTGGTACGCCTTTGCAGGTTGAATATGGCGCAGCTCAGGCTGGTACTTACGTGTCATTAGCCGCTAACGGCGCGCTAACTTGCAATGTTACTGGTTACTACCCTATGCGAATAAAGTTGCAGGCAGGTCGTACTGGCGCGTCTGGGACTAGCATTTTAATGATACGAATACTTATTAACGGTGTTCAGTTTGGTTCTAGTCAAGTTTCAAAGCTAACCAGTGCAGACCAAATATCATCGACCGATAGTAAGCTGCTTTTATTCTTAAATGCTGGCGATGTGGTCACCACTCAAATTATACGAGATAGCTCTGGCTCTAACTTTGGCGGGTTGTTTGCGCAAACATCTAGTCATGGCTGGAATTTAGCAACATCAGCATTGATGGTTGTATCTCGTATTGAGGGGATATCATAATGGGATTTGCTAAACGAATGCAGGACACAGCGACTAGATTGCTTAACAAGTTTGATGAATCAGAAGGTCGCATTAAATTGGTGCGCAAAGGTTCATCATATTTTGATACCACATTAGGTGAAGAAGTATTTTCTGCTGATGTATTGGTGCCGCTTGTCGGTGTGACTGTTGATTATTCGGCATCACAAGTTAACGGCACCACTATTCAATCGGGTGATTTTCTAGCGCTAGTAACTTCTGCTGAGACTCCAAAGTTCGATGATAAGATTCAGGTTGACGGTGTTCAATGGTCAATTGTAGGTGAGCCGAAAGTCGATTATACTGGTACGGTGATTTTATATAAAATACATTGCAGGAGATAAACATGTACAATTTACCTGGAGTTGGAACATTTTTAGCCTGTATGGGGATTTGCGCTGTTTTTGGGTGGGCATTGATTGAATTTGTAATATTTTTGTTTAGCTTTATAACAATTAGCCTAGGGTAATGAACTTCGATAAGCAAGTCGCAGCATTCGCAAAAAAGGCTAACACTAGCATTGATAAAACGATGCGCGGCGTGTCTATAAAGTTGTTCAGTGCGATAATCAAATCAAGTCCTGTTGATAGTGGCAGGTTTCGCGCTAATTGGATGGCGTCAGGCTCAAGTCCTGCAACTGGCACGAATAATAACACCGATAAAAGCGGATCGTCATCAACCGCTGCTGCAACTAATTACGTTGCTGGCGCTAGAATGTCGAGCGTGTTTACTTTATCTAATAATCTGCCATATGCGCACAATTTAGAGTTTGGCGGATATAAACCAGGTAACGGGCCCAATACAGTTGGTGGGTTTTCAAAGCAGGCGCCAACGGGTTTGGTTAGGATAAATGCAGATAGATTCCAGCGAATACTAGACGAACAGGCGAGGCTTTATAAATGAGCGAAGGTTACACAGAGTCGATTCAAAAGGCGCTTGATATCGCTGTTAAGGCATTCGGCACAGCTAACAGCATAGTTGTAGCGCTTGAGAATATTGGCGCGCCTACGGATACAGCAACGCCTTATTTGGCAGGTTACTTTATACCAGCACCGAATGAAGATGCTGATTTGTATTTCACCGATAAGCGATCGGGAATTTATCAGATTGATATCAACTACGCTTCATATTTAGGCACAGCAAATATCAATCGAATGGAAGATAAACTAAACGCATATTTCGCAACTGGTAACACTTTAAACCGTGGTGACGTATGCGTTCAAATCACTAACTTTAGCGCGACTCGTGTTACAGTTGAAAACGGATGGGCTATTAAACCTGTCACAATTACATGGCAAACACATACTGAGAGGTTATAACTTATGGCTGTTCAACCGTTTCGCGGTGCAACCACCGCACAATTTTACGTACCAGAAGTAACGCAAGGTGTAACGCCTACGTCACCAAGCTGGCGACCACTTCGCTCAAATAGCGGTATTCCATCAGTCACTCGTGATGCTTTGGTATCTGCTGAGTTGGATGGTGGCCGTGAAGTGTCAAGCATTCGCACAGGTAACGAGCAAGTTGCAGGCGAATACTCGATTGAGCTTAGTCAGTCATCACAAGATGATTTACTAGCCGCTGCAATGACAAGTGATTGGGTTGCTGGTGAAACAGCTTCGGCATTATCGGTTACTGTTGATTCTGCGGCTAAAACATTTACCCGCGCAACTGGTAGCTTTATTACTGATGGCGTTGAAGTTGGTGCGTTAATCTATTTTGAAGGCTTAACAGGCAATAACGCTAAGCCGTTTTTCGTCACTAACGTTACCGCTTTAGTCGTTACTGGCTCAGGTATTCAGTTAGCGCTAGAAGATGAGACTGGTGTTACTACTGACTTTATGACTGGCGATAAACTAGAAACTGGTAATTTATGTAAATCAGTATCTATCTTAACTTGGTTTAAAGGTAAGTGCGGAAATCCTGATGCTTACGTGATTACTCGCGGAGTTGAGTTTACAGGCTTTACTATTGAGCAATCGGTTAACGCTATGGTAACGGGTTCATTACCGTTTATCGGTTTGAGTCAGGAAGTCCTAGCGGCATTGCCTGCTGGTTCAACATTTACCGTAAGCTACACAGCAGATCCGTTCGCTTCAGTAGATGTTTCACTATTTGATGGTGTTACACCTTTAAAACTGGTTGACTCGTTTACTATCACTAACGACAACGAAGCAAGCGCACAGTTTGAACTTGGCAATCGCTCAGTTGCATTTGTTGAACGTGGCCGAGCTATGAATACATTCAGCATGGCTGCTAAGTTATACGACTTAACAATGCTGAATAAATTCTTAGATGAAACTGATGTTGAAGTATCAAGTATTCTAAGCGGTGTATCTGGCGCTATGTCGTTCAGCTTACACGCTGCTCGTATTACCGCTGCACCGCCAGAAATTGGAGGCGCTGAGTCGGTTACACTGGCTATCTCTGGTCAAGCTACAGGCTCGCCATCAGTATCATCAATCACCATTCAACGATTAACTTATCCATAAAGAAACTAGCCCCACGGATGGGGCTTTTATCTACATATATTGAAAAGTCCTGTCGTGAGTCCATATGGAAACCAAATCGCCAACATCATCAGTAAAGCAAAGTGTGTCATGCCTGCATGTCGATCCTGCTGCGCTAATACTTCCTTTTTCATGGAATGATGCTGTATATTGAAATCCTATCGTTGCATCTGCAAGAGTTGCCTCATCACCAATTTTATTAATTATCTTAATCGTTTCGCATTTCATACCCTACCCCTTTAAAATCTTATTAACCGATGTAAAAGCCTGTATAGCAATAATAGCAACCCTCACGCCTTTGCTTAACTTATCGTAAGCAGTAACAGCGCTAGCAGACTGAGCTTGACTCATTGATGCTATGCTAACAGCTAATGATTGCGCTGCCATCATGTGCTTAATAGCCTGCCTTGCTTTAAATGGCTTGGCGTATCTAGTGTTGATCCACTTGCGTTTTTTATTCCATCTAATTTGCTTTAACATTACTCACCCCATACAACTAGATTAAAAAATTCACGCATAATATCATTGGCAACCCAATCGCTTGGATGAGGAGAGTTAATAGCATCAAAAAGAAAAAAACAAGGGTACGCAATAAAAACCATTGGTATAAATAGGCCAATAAAAATTGATAGCCTTATCGTGTACCTGATAAATAGTAGTATTTTAACCATCACTCACCGCCATTCGGATCGATGTTTAGCATTGCCTTAGCGTGTGCTATTGCTGCCTCTTTGGTTGAATGACAGACGCATCTTGACAGTCGCAAGCAATCAACTTCGTGGTTAATCCACGTAGATTCGAAGCAAAAGCTGATATTGTCAATGCTTGCAACAAAGATATTATCACCATTATTCGGCTTAACTCGAATAGGCTCGGGCACTTCAAACCCATTAACTAGCGTCATCTTAGGCTTAATGCTAAACGCTATCCCATGAATAAAAGTACCCGTTGCAGGATACCCGCCTTCTAATACATCCTCACCATTTGCTAACGCTTGAACAAATGGTAATAACTCTGCTGCCTTCTCTTGTGGTGTTTTCATTTTTATACGCTCCTGAATTTCAACATTTGTTACGCACTTACAATGACCTTTAGGCTGAGGCGCTCCGTTAAGTTTACGCACAATATTCATCATTTGCTCTTTCGACATAGTCATTAGCATATCCCCGCTATCATATCTCGCATTGTTAAAAGCTCGAACGCCATTACTACGCCTGCAATACCAAGCACAATTGCTATAAATGTCATTGCTGATGAGTATGCGCGTAAATTGGCTATCTCGTGTTGAGCTTGTTGTATCGTTTTCATTATTGCTGTCCGTTTGTTTTCGATAACCAAACAATACACTCAACATAAATATTGTGCAAGTTTTATTTTAACTATTATGTAAATCAGCAAAACGCTACAATGACAAGAACAATTTATCAACAGGACAGTAC